CGCCCGAAGAGTTCCGTGACTGGCCTGCGTTCTTGCCCGATGGTGCCGTTGCGCTTGTCGATGAGGCCTATGAGCATCAGATGTTGCCCAAGCGCGCACCGGGGGCAAAGGTTCCGCACCACGTGGAGCAGCTTGCCAAGCACCGGCATCGCGGTCTTGATTTCATCTTCGTCAGCCAGTCGCCGGACAAGCAGTGCGATCAGTTCGTGCATGACCTGATCGAGCGCCATATCCATGTGCGCCGTCGCTTCGGCACGAAGTTCGTGCACCTGCGGGAGTTCGATCGGTTTGAGGCGAATGCCGAGAAAGCGATCCCGTTGACAGTCAAGCGCAAGGCGCTCCCCAAGCGCCCCATGGGCATGTACAAGTCGACCGAGTTGGACACCACTCAGGTGCGCATCCCCTGGTACTACATCGCGTTGCCGATCCTTCTCGTTGGTGGCGTGGCGTTGATGTACTACGCGTTTGGCCGCATGGGTGGCCGGATGGGCGGTGGTGACATCAAGCCGGAAATCACGTCTGGAAAAGGCTCGGCCGCACCGCGCGACGGAGCGTCAGCGACGGCGGGCGGGGTGGGTGCGCCTACACCCACGACAACCATTGAGGATTACGTCAGGGAGCATATTCCTCGCATCCCATCGCAGCCGTGGAGCGCTCCGGTCTATGACAGCGCCATCAGCGTGCCCAGTGAGGCGCCGCGATTGTTCTGCATGTCGTCTATCGGCGGTGTTAATGCGCAGGGCGCGCATGACGATCCCAGCTGTACGTGCCTGACGGAGCAGGGGACTTCCTACGATCTTGATGATGCAACCTGTCGGTTCGTTGCTCGACGCGGCCAATACGAGCCGTACCGTGACCAGCGTCAGGATAGGTACGTTGATGCACAGACGCAGATGGATCGCGCGCGCGGCGAAATTGCGGCGCGGGGCAGGGCCGAGCAGGGGGCGACGATTGAACACGGTCAGCGTCCGTTAGGGAGCTTTCCCGAGTCGCCCGGCTACAAGGGCGGCGTTACCGTCCTTGGGGAGGCGAAGCTATGACCAGTGGCGGACGTGAATTCTTGAAGTGGCTGGCCGTGCTGCTGATGACCGGCGATCACGTGGTGACGGCCCTCGGCCTTGGGTACGTCCCGGTGGTGTCCGAGGCGGGGAGGGTGGCTTTTCCCGTCTTCGCCCTGGTCATGGGCTACAACCTCGCACAGCCCGGTGCCGATGCTCTGAAGTCGATCAAGCGCCTCGGACTCTGGGGGTTGGCCGCCACGCTGCCGGCATACCTCGTGTTTGGCTCGCTGCTGCCATTGAACGTCCTGCTGACGTTCGCCCTTGCTGCGTCGGCGATATGGGCTGTGGAACGTCGCCTGTGGCCGCTGGTTGCCGTCTGCGCGGTGGCGCTTCCGCCATTCGTGGATTACGCGTGGCCGGGCGTTTGGCTCGTTCTGGCGGCGTGGGGCTGGTTTCGCCAGCATGGCCGACGCATGCACTGGCTGCTGGGGTCATGGGACTGGCGACGGGCGCGCTTGTACGCCGTCATGCCGATATGGGTATGGATCTCCCTGGGCCTGCTGTGCGTCTACAACGGCAACGGCTGGGCGCTTCTTGCGCTGCCGCTGATGCAGGCCGGGGAATGGCGCTGGCCGGTGCCCAGGACACGCTGGGCGTTTTACGGTTACTACGTTGGGCACCTAACCGCTCTGGCCTTGGTGGCGTGGTCGGCAGGTTAGCTGAGAGACCTCCCGCGTGGCGTTTGGTATCCTCGCGGCCATCAACTGGGAGTGGACATGGATATCCGAGCCGTTGTCGTTTGCGTTCTATTGGCGCTCTCACCGCCTGCAGTGGCCCAGATCCACTCTTCGACCGGCCCTAAGCCCAAGCCGCTCGCTCCTGTGCGCAAGCCGCATCACAATTCGATGGCAAACAGCACAACCCCTTTCAACTGCGAGGATCAGCGGTGGCCTAAACATCCGCATCCTGGCATGAAGGCTTTCTGTGATCGGCTTGAGGCTCGTACGCTTCAGGATGAGGCGCATCGCGCAGGCAGGCCGGGGCCATCTGCGGATGTTGTACGGTTGCCCAGCCTCGGCTCAGATGGCGCACGGCGTTCCGGATTCGCTTGCGTCGGCGGCCAGGCGATGCGTAAGTTGCCTAATGGTTGGGCGCAGGTATCTGCACCTTCCGGTGGCTGGCAGCGCTGCCGAGAGGAGTGACATGGGGGTGTAGGGGCAGCGCCCCTACGGGCAACGCCTTATCCGCGCTTGGGGCGTCGTGGCCCTCGGGACATGTGGACCACATTTGACACCTCGGCGGCGGTACCGGGATCACCCATGCCCAGCCGCCGTTCCCTGCGATTTCTGACGTACTCGCGCAGGTATACGACGCTGGAATCCGTTGTGGCGCAGGGCTTTCCAGCGGTCAGCGATCGCGTCGGCCGCGGCCGGGCTTCCTCCATCATCAGCCGCCATTCCCGGGCGATGTTGCAGGTCAGCGACCACCAGGTCATATCGACAGGCTCAAGGCTGTAGCCCTCAGGGGTGAACATGTGACCGGCCTGAAAGCCAAAACCGGCCCAAGGGCCGGTTAGGTTGATGCGGTCGTGCGTATCCATCTCGGTCATGCTGCAATCTCGTCCTTGTTGGGTGTCCGAGAGGGGAAGCAAGAGCCGATCCAGAGCTTGAGCCAGCGCCAGCCGGAGCTCACGAACCGCGAGATGGACCGATATGCCATTTCGCATAATGTATACATGGTGGGTTCCGAACCCGCCCGGATTGCCGCCTGTACGTCGCGAGGCGAGGCGAGGCCGACCCCCAGCGCTAGGGCCATGCCGACTGCTGCCAGTCGCCGCGCTAGCGAAGCCCACGCCTTCCCAGCCTTGCCGTCTGCGCGAACCGCTTTGACCGCCACGAGCCACTGAACTGGGTCGTCTCCGGCCATCATCGCCATTTCCGCGATGTGCTCTTCGTCGGGGTAGGCATCGCCGTTCCGCCACTTGGATACAGCCTGCCGGTGCACGCCAAACTGCGCCGCCAAAGCGCTGTCTGAGGTGATCCCAGCTCGCTGCCGCGCCTTGTCGATGAGGGTGCTTACGATGCTCATGTCCCGTACCTAGTTGACAACATGTCCCGCAATCAGGTTACATGCATCCCGTCCCGTAGGCACGGGACACCCGCCACCGGTCCCCCTAGGCCGCTGGCGGGGATCTAGGGGCTAGGGGCTGGGGACCGCCATGGAAGACTTCTTCGTAGCGCTTGGGGCAGGTGTGCTGCTCTTGGCGTTCCTGTTCTGGCTCCGATGCTTTCTTCGCCAGAGCAACGGTGGCTGCAAGTGAGCGCCGTCGTCTGCATCGTCTCCCTGATTGCCGCGTGCATGTGCATCGCCTTCGGCGTTGTGCGGCTTGGCAATTGGCTTATCGACCGCCGCGAGCGGGGCAGGGCGCGCGTAATCCGGGACGCCGCATTCATCGCCCAGGCACGCGCCGAACTTCGCCACAACGAAATCGAAGCTACTAAGCGTGGCGACCTGCTGGCTGCTGCTGGCTTTGCTGAGCGCGCAGAGGTGATCCGTGGCTAATTCCGAACCTGTGTCTGACTTCAAGTGGGGGTTCGTCCCCGGCGCGTTCGTGGGATTCGTTGTCGGCGCTGTCGCAGGCACCTTCATCGGATTCATGGTGACGGGCGGCCTCGGCGCAGAGATTGAAGCTAGCCGCGCGGAGCGGGGTTCGTACGAGCAACAGTGCATCAGCGGCAATGACCGCGCCTGCCGCATCTACGAGGTGCGCTATGGCCGCTGAATCCGCGCGCCTCATGCTCGCCTGCATGCCGTCGAACGAGGGCTTTTCCCCGGTCCCGACCGGTGAAAAGGGGCAGGGAGGGGTGCAGGTTGGCCCGGGGAGTAACACGGGCCAAAAGGGTCAGCAAACCGCGATCATCGACTACCTGACCCTTGTGATGCCCCAATCCGCTGTTGACGATTTCCGCTGCAGCAACATCGAACTCCTGCTGTTCAAGATTTTCGGCTTTCGCGGCGAAGTGGTTGCCGGGCCTCTCCGGGAAAAGAACTGGAATTTCTATGCGCTGTCGGCATTCCTCATCGACCGCGAAGGCGAGCTCGTTGGCCGCATCGGCGTCAGTGGCAACAAGGAAACAATCTGCGTCAGCTTGACCGGTGCAGGCTGCAAGTGGGTCAAGAGCTGGGAGCAAGTGCACAAGCAAGCCACGATGCTGCGCGCCCGCATTAGCCGCGTTGACTGCGCGCACGACGATTTCGAAGGATCCCGGTTGAACGTGCACGCGCTCCGTGAGCGCGCCGCAGCCGGGGACTTTTGCGAGGGCGGGTGCCCGCCCAGGCATCGCTTCATGTCCGACGAAGGCCACGGCACGGGCTCCACCCTCTACGTCGGCGGCAAGGGTCACAAAGAGCTCTGCGTCTATGAAAAGGGCAAGCAGCTGGGTCTTGCTTCGTCGCCGTGGGTGCGCGCCGAAGCGCGCCTGTATGGCAAGCATGTGGAGGTGTCTCTCGATGTGCTTCTTGATCCCGGCGCATACCTGCGCGGGTCCTACAGCGTCATGGCTGAACTGATCGAAGGCGTGTGCTCCCGCCTCAAAACGATTCGCAAGCAAGTCGAAGTATCTGCCGAGGCGATGGTGCTCTGGATGGAGCGTCAAGTCGGCCCGGCTCTCAATGTTCTGCGCGGTGCGTTTGGCCATTCGTGGTCCGACGTATGCGAGGCCCGCATCCTCCGAGACGGTCACCCCGGAAGGTTTCGCGGTATTGCCAAGGGTGACGCCCTACACAAATTCGTGAGAGAAGAACTATGCCTATCTGCATCGTGAAGTCCGGCGCCGTCGATGAGCGCCACAACCCCAAGAGCAACACCATCATGCGCTCGCAGATGGCCGGTCTCGACCTGGGCAACGGCTTCCATCTGCCGTTCCGTGTCGGCCTCGGTCAGCGTCCTGCGTATCCGGCTGGCGAGTACGACATTGATCCCAAGTCGTTTGCGCTGAACAACTACGGCGATCTGACGCTGGGCCGCTACGTCGATCTCGTGCCGCTGGTCGCTAAGGCTGCGCCCAGCGCCCCGGCAAAGGCCTAACCAATGTCCGATCCGGCACCGCTCTACGTCGTCGGTTGCGCTGCTGAAAACATCCAGCAGGACGGCACGTGCTTGGTGCCGGTTTGGATGCCATACCACCAGCCGATTCTTCCACCCCTGAGTCTGGCTGATGGAACTCTGGTTGCCTTCACCATCGTGAGCATGTGGGCAATCGGGTTGAAAGCGCGCCTCGTATTCCGCGCGGCGCGTATCGGGGTCTACTGAAATGACGAGGAAAACCGCAATGAAGAACATCATGAACACCACCCGCCGCGTTGCCGCCTCCACCACCGCGAAGGTCGGCACCGCTGTAACCGGCCTGATGGCCTCCGGCATGGCCCTCGCCAGCGGCGCGAGCTCGCCGGGTGCGGCCATCGCAGGCGAGGTTTCCGGCGGCAAGGCGGATATCGGCCTTGTCATCGGTGCCATCGCCGTCCTGCTCGCCCTCATCGTGGTGTGGGCCTACACCAAGCGCGCGGCGAAGTAACAGCACGCGGAACGAACGGCAGGGGGCGCGCGGAAACGTTCGCCCCCTTTTTCTTGAGCGATGGGAGGGGTTATGGGGTATTTCGTGATCGTAGCTATCTGCGGGGCCGCATGGCTCGCATTCGAGGGCACGTGATGAACTGGTTGGCTCGCGTGTTCGTCTCCGCAATTCTCAGGCGTCTGGCTTACGCAGTGGTCGCGCTTCTCCTCGTTTTCGCCGGGGTTTCCCGTGCCGATGCGCAAAGCTGCGCAACCACTGCTGAAAAGTGCACCGAGGGACAGGCCTACTCGATCTGTCGCTCTGAGCTTGCGTCGTACATCGCAGGTCGCGCGCCGGTCCAGTTCCGTAATGACCGCTGCGAGAAGACCTTCCCAACCTCCACCGGCAGCATCACGTCAAAGTTTGAGTATCAGAACCAGAATACGTGGGTTTCCGGCGTGTACCGCAATTACTACTACACGCGCGGTTGCAGCACGGAGCCCAACTACACCGGCACGGGTCCATGGGCGTCGGACGGATCTGCGAAGAACGGCAGCATCGGCTGTCGCAACGGCTGCGACGGCGCATGGTTCAGCAACGCCGATTCCACTAAGACGTGGATGGGCACCGGTGCGATGTGTCCCGAGAATGAAAAGGACAACTGTGAGCGCCTTGGTGGTGGCCACTTCTGGAACAACACGCTCAAAGTGTGTGAGCCTCCCGAGGGCAAGTGCCCAAACGGTGGCAAGCCAAATTCTTTAGGCCAGTGCGCGCCGGAGCCGTGCCCTCAAGGGATGGCGCAACAGGCTGACGGCACATGCAAGAAGAAGGACGAAGAGTGCCCGGCTGGGCAGATACGGTCCCCGCTAGGCAACTGCATCCCAGGTGACAACCAATGCGCAGCGGGTGAGGTTCGCGGCAAAGATGGCACCTGCAAGCGCGACAAAAATGGCGACGGCGAACCTGATGAAGGCGAGGAGGAGGGCGAGGGTCCGGACGGGCAGAAGGTGAAGGAGAATTTCTCAGGTGGTGACGACTGCACCGCGCCGCCATCTTGCAGCGGCTCACCGATCATGTGCGGCCAGGCACGAATTCAATGGCGCATTGATTGCAACACACGCAAGAACCGGAACATCGCCGGTGGCACCTGTAGCACGCCTCCTGTCTGCACCGGGGAGAAGTGCGATTCCATGGAATATTCCGGCCTGTTGTTTCAGTGGCGAAGTGCATGCGCGGCTGAGAAGCTTCTTGCAAAAAGCGGCGATTCAACTGGCGGCAGCAGTGGCGATGCCAACAACAACGGCGTTGCCGACGCATTGGAAGGTAAGGGCACCGTCAATGCTCCGGGTGATGGGAAGGCGGATATAGCAGGCGTAAAAAAGTGGGGAATTAACCTGTCCACTAGCGTCCTTGACACGAGCGACATGCTTGGGGGCGGGTCATGCCCTCAGCCGCCCACCATCGTAATCATGGGCAAGTCGGTGAGCGGCGCAGACGTTCCATATTTTTGTCAGCTGGCTGCGATTCTGCGGGGTCTGATTTTGTTCTTCGGTGCCTACATGGCGCTGCGTATTCTCATGGGAGGGAGCATCTAATGGGCATGGTATGGGACTGGATTGCAGATGGTGCGCAGCACCTAATCGGCACGGCAAAGGATGCCGCGGCGGGCATTGTTGGCAAATTTCTGGCGACGTTTGGATTGACCACCGTCACGTTCAATCAGGTTCTCCCGAGCTTGAAGAGCTTCGTTCTTCAGCACATGAGCGGCCTGCAGGGACCTGCACTTGAGTTCCTTTCATATCTCGGCGTTGGCACCGTTATGTCGATGATCCTGTCGGCGCTGACGGTTCGCATGACGTGGAAGATCTTCATTGTTCCCAAGAGCGTGGCCGACCAGATCCCGGGAGGTACGTCATGATTTATTGGTACACGGGCCAGCCTGGACACGGGAAGACGCTTCACGCGATTGAGCGCCTTCTTGAGTTCAAAGATCAGGGGCGCATGGTCTACGCCTGCAATATCCGCGAGTTCGACTACGCGAAAACGGGCGTTCTTGAGATGACGCCCGAAGAGTTCCGTGACTGGCCTGCGTTCTTGCCCGATGGTGCCGTTGCGCTTGTCGATGAGGCCTATGAGCATCAGATGTTGCCCAAGCGCGCACCGGG